CATATTGACTCCTGTGTGTACCATTGCAATTTGTCTTGTGATTCCTGTCGGCATTCCATCGGAAACAAGGAGTCCTGCTAACCATATAGTTCCAGTAGTGCCGATATTAGCTCCAAGAACTGCACCGATTGCTGCAGGGAGAGGAAGTGCACCACCAGCAACCAATCCAATAATTGCAGTGGTAGAGAGTGAAGAAGATTGCCACAAGAGAGTCATGATAATTCCACCCACGAACATATAGATTGGATTTCCTAAAAACCATTGAAGGTGGTCAATGTTACCCATTGACTTCATGCCACCAGAAAACATTTTGAGTCCAATGTAAAATACTACCAGACCAAGTAAGGTCTGAATAACAGGATTGTTTAGCTCCATCTTCTGTACCTTCTTGATGAGTTTTGCTTTCTTTGAAACTTTCATGGAATATATATGATTCTTGAAAATCTAAATTTACTATATATACAGTTTATGAAAAATTTATAGTGTAATAACTTAGAAAGGAATAAATTGACGAGTCTAATCTCGCCTCATGATTTTACTGAAGTTACTACCCGCCTCCGTTCCTTCTTTTTAGAGAAGGGTTTCTTAGAAGTTCACACACAAAACAGATTATCAATTTTAGCAGCATGTGAAGACCCTACTACTGTCACCACATACGAATATGCTGGACAAGTTTGGCCCCTTCCTCAAACTGGCCAAATGTGGTTAGAATACGAACTACTGACCCGACCAGAAATTCCTGGCTGTTTCTGTGTATCCACTTCCTACAGACAAGAACCAAATCCAGTAGATGGAAGACACGAATTAATCTTCCCTATGTTTGAATTTGAGGCACCTGGCAACTTTACAGATCTTCTCAAGATGGAGAGTGATCTATGTGAACACTTGGGGTTTAAAGCTAATCATGGTCGATCACCAATGGAGGAAACTAATTTCCCCGGCGGGAATTATTTAAGCCTCTGTGGTAAGTATACAGCTTCTGACAATATACTTACCAATAAACATGAGTCAGATATGTATGATGAATACGGAGATGTTTTCTTCCTTACCCACTTCCCTTACACCACCTCACCATTTTGGAACATGAAAAAAGATCCTACACCTTTATCTACTGGTGGGGATGCCGCTCTGAAATGTGATGTTATCATGGGTGGTATGGAGACTATCGGATCTGCCGAAAGAGCAGATGATGTGGATATGATGAGAGAACAATTTCATACAATATCTGATGGAGAGTATGCAAATCTTCTTTACAATTTGTTTGGTCAAGAAAGAGTTTTGGCTGAGTTGGATGAATTTTTGAAACACGATTTCGTTCCACGATTTGGTGGTGGAATTGGAGTGACAAGAATGATTTCAGCAATGAAGAAGGCTAATTTGATCTAACACACTCTGAGGTGGTGAAATTGGTAGACACGGCATGTTGTTTGCATGTTGCACACCTAGTGGGAGCAAAGTGTGTGTGCTGGTTCGACTCCAGCCCTCAGAGCCAAATAACTATTTATTATTAATAAGACTGGGCAAGTCGCCACAATAGATACTCATAAGAGGAAATTGGTGGATACTTGTCTGGTTCATTCGTGAGGTTTTTTACAATTGTATCTTTGTTTGGGCCAACAAAATATGGCATTGAATATCTCGTTCTATCAAGCACATTCATCACTCTATGTGGTGTAGAAATATATCTATCATTCGTCCATCTTTGAAACATATCTGCAATATTTACCACTACACTATTTTCTATCACGGGCACTTCTACCCAATCACCTTGAATAGTCTTAACAAATAATCCTCCACAATCTTGAAAACGAAACAACATGGTAAACGTATCATAGTCTGTATGTTCGTTTCCTCTAAGTTGTTTGTCAGCAATTAGACCAGTATATTTTGGATAGTGTAAAATTCTTGCAGTTGTAGTTCCATACAAGTGTTTCTCAACAAGGAATCCCTTCTTGAGGCCAAGTGCAAGTTCAAACCTATCCATAAACTCAAAGGACAAGACTCGCATGATACGTTCTATCTTTTCTGCTTGTGTACGAAATAAGGGGAGTTCGGTTGGCCAGTATTTGTCTTCCATATCATACGGAGCCTTCCAGTTGTATGCTTCTTTGAGGTCACCAGGCCGATCTGGATGTAACCATTCAGTACCCATCTCAGAATAACCTAGATTTTTCTCCACACCAGAGTAAGCATACTTGGACTTTACCTCTGGTGGGAGATTGAAAAACTGTTTAATAGATTCTTCCCACAAATCAAAATCAGTTATCCACCTATCATAGACATTGGTGAATACTGCAAACCCTACCTCTCTGAATGCCTTATCCATTCTACGAGACACGGCAAGGTCCATGTCTCCGAAATTGATTATGGGAATATCCATACTACTTGACAGGAAACTTAGAAGTGACACCCTTGACAAAGAACTGCATTGTTTCCAGTTCTGGTCTTTTGATAACACCAGCCTTGATCTTAGATCCATCCTGCATGGTGACTCCTTGATCAAATGGATAGTATGTGCCCATCTTGTCGTTGACCCAATCCATCTTGACTGTCTCAACATGATTGACTACATCACCTGGCACATTCTTACCCCAAGGTGAGAGTCCGACACAATTCTTGTCCAGACCCCAGGCCCATCGTTGACCCATCTTGAGTTTACCTTCCGCAAGTTGATCCACAATATGTTTGTATAATAGGTTCCAGTTGAACATCATACCAGTGATGTAACTATCTGGTCCAAACTGCCCCATAGGTGCATCGTTACCCATACTCCACACACCATCTAACTTGTTTGCAAGAGTTACTACTGAAGGTGAATCAGTTGTAGTAAACAGAATGTCATTACCCTGTTCCGCAAGAACCTTGGCTGCATCCATATCCTTTGGTGGATCAAACCATGAGTTGATCCATACAATCTCAACTTCAATGTCTGGGTTGACTGATTGTGCTCCAAGAGTCAATGCATTGATATTACGAATGATCTCTGGAATTGGGTGAGAACCAACAACTCCAATTTTATTGGTCTTGGTCATCATACCGGCGGCAATACCTGAGAGGTATCTTGCTTGAAAAGAATGACAAACGTAATTATCCATATTTGTGTCATTACCTTTGTAACCTGTGGCATGCATGAAGATTGTCTTCTTGTTCTTTGCAGATGCGCGAACCATAGGCTCCATGTAACCGAATGATGTTGCGAAAACAATGTCATGTTTTCTTGCGAGTTTCTTGAAAACTCTTTCACTATCTGCTTCAGGTACAGACTCTACACCTTCTACCTCATATCCATGTTTTACCAGAGACTTGAATCCATCCGAATGTCTCATTGACCAACCACCATCATTTGATGGTCCTACAAGAACATATCCTACCGAAATGTCCTTCGCAAATAAACTGGTTGTGAAAATTAATGCAACCATACTTAGTAACAATTTTTTCATTGTACTCCTTCTGAGTTTAAGTTAAACAGGCGTGTTCCACCAAGCTTCCCAAGGGAAATGTATCCAGATACCTTCTGTATCTTTTGCACACTCCTGCACGTAATAATGAGGTTCAAAGTCACACTCATTATTCCACCATAGAGACGCGAATCGAACTTCCACTGGTAACTCCAATGGAGAGTTGAGCCTTGGCCCCTTAATGTGTTCTTTTATTTTATGAAAAGTTTCACCAGAATCACATATATCATCCACAATGAGAACTCGTTCATCTGTCTTTCTTGGCAGATAATCTTCCCATTCTGGAAAATCTCTCAATGCAGCCTTAACTGGTTTAAATGGTTTCTGTAACCAATGGCTAATCATAACACCTGGCGTAAGTCCACCTCTTGACAAACCTACAATCACTTGAGGGTCAAACTTATCCAGAGTAATATCTCTACAGAGAGTGTTCACATCTCTCCGCATCTCATCCCATTGATACCATAATTTTGTCATTGTACTCCCCCTATGAAGACTTGAAAATTTGCCCCATAAGAAATTACACAATATGATTTGTATGTTGGATGAAACTCAACTAACGTGTATGTTCCTGTTTCTGGATTGACATACATATCAACTGCAACACCAACTGGCTTCTTTGCAAGTCCTACATCAGTTCTAACTTTTGTAAACTGTAATGCCTTGAAAATCAGTTCTTCTTTTTTTGTCTTGATTGCATCAAAAGTTTCTACCTCATTTGCACACATGATTGGTTTTTCATTCCACTCACCTGCTTCAGTTCGACCTACTATTGCAAAAAAGAATATCAAGAAACCAAAAATTAAGAACCACGAATTTTCCTTTAACAGTTCTATTTTACTTGTCTTATTTGTTTTACCAAATTCATCCCACTCTTTCTGTTTTACTTTTTGAAAGTCTGTTAAATCATTCATGAAAATACCTCATTTAATTGTCTATTAACTCTCACAAAAGTTGTACACTTAGGTAAGTCTTTTATAGTTCTTGCACCTGCATAAGTACAGGCACTTCTCAACCCTCCCATAATTTCTTCTATTGTATCTTTAACTGATCCTTTATAATCCACATAGACTGTCTTTCCTTCTGATGCACGATGAGTTTGTTTTTCTCCATAATATGTAATCTGAGCATCTTCAGAAGACATGCCATAGAATTTCATCTTATTACCATTATGATTACCAACTCTTTCACCATTACATTCAGCATGTCCTGCCAACATACCACCTAACATTACAAAGTCGGCACCAGCCCCAAAGCTCTTTGCTATATCCCCCACCACTGTGCAACCGCCGTCTGTGATGATATGACCGCCGAGTCCGTGAGCCGCATCCGCACACTCCATCGTGGCACTTAACTGAGGATATCCAACGCCTGTCAATTTCCGAGTAGTACATACTGACCCAGGGCCGATCCCAATTTTCACAATATCTGCTCCCGCCATGATTATCTGTTCCGTTGCTTCTGGTGTGCATACATTCCCCGCTATGATTATTTTGTCTTTGGTTGCTTCATGTCCTCTCATTTTTGCAACATAATCATTAAATCGCTCTGTATATCCATTTGCCACATCAAGACATATCCATCTTGAATCATCATAATCCAATACATCTAAATCTTGATCTAATCCAATTGTTTGTATAAGATTTCTGTGTTCAAGATTACTTGGCCATTTGGTAAACTTACAGAGTGCAGTCAACATTCCAAATTGAGTCAATTCCATGAACATATTCAAGGTTCCTGTGTGATCCATATTGGATGCAATTATAGGTATACCTTCCCAATTTCTATTTGAATGTCTAAATTTGAATTTTCGTGCTAACCAAGCATCTTTACGAGAGATCAGAGTAGATCTCTTTGGTTTGATTAATACATCACTAAAATCGAGTTTAACCTCTTCAATTATTCGCATCTAGTCCTTCCGACTTTCGGGCTCACTATCATCACTTCTATACAAATGTCAAGACTTTTCGTTGGCAAATGCATAGTGATATAGCAAACAAATATAATGCATACATTTGAGAAGATCCTTCCGATTCTTCCCAGCCTTTTTACCAAATCGAAAGAGATACTTCATCGCACAACCGCGGGTAAACTCTTCCGATATTTCCATCTGTTCAAAAACATCCTGAATTTGGATTTTTTGATTACCTCCTGCGTAATGTTCTCCATAGGTACTTTCTATGTACTCATGGACTTCTTTCAAAATCTTATCTTCATTATATTTAAACTTTGTCATTGTTCTCATCATAAAATTGTATTTATAAAAAAGAGGTGCTAGGTCAGTAGCCCGCCACATTCTCAAATATGCCGAGAATGGCTCCTTTGCGCTACATCATTAAGCGGGTGACTAAATCCGCCATAGGGGATGTGAAGGTAAGTCACACCTACGACTCCCAAGCTATAACACCTCTATTGCCTGTTCAATATCAGCTTTAAATTCTGATATTGCACCTTCCGTATCTCTACGAACACCGACTGCCTTATCATCAATCCAAATATCATAAATTGGTTTGAAGACTGATACATCATTATATTTAACACCCCAAGAATCTAACTGTTCTCTGGTTTCTTCAATATAATCTTCACCATCCCAACAACCTCTTGCTGTCCAATAGTGAATAAAATGACCTTCTTCATGTAGACCATTCAAATATTCAATCCTTTTTGGAAAAGGGACTGCTTCCCTAAATCCCATTTGGTCATCAGCAGACTTTGGATCGCCTGGACAATGACAGATAGTTCCATCAATATCTACCATGATGTACTTTTTGCCCAACTCATGAGCTTTTTCGGCCATAAGTCTTTTCATTTGGATTGTCTGTTTAATATGTTGTTCTACTGTCAACTCGCTATCTGCCATTCTTCTTCCTCATAGTAATCGTCATCAATGTCATCTACAAAATCTTCTGGTCTAACCTTCTTCAGATAATTTTTTACTTGACCTCTCTGACGCTTATTGTTTAATCGTTTTTGTTTTCTACCAGATCCAAATTTTTCAATCTGTTCTTCCATTTTGCCTGCCTTTTCTAATTTCTTTTTGTTCTTCAAGATTCTTGGTGTAAGATGAAGTGACTATAAAATTACTATCTATTTTCTTTTTTTGTTTCCTGAGTAGAACTTTTTGTTTTCTTCTCGCGGATTGAATAAAAACTTTACTAGCTTTATCTAAGAAGGTTTTACCTTGCATATGATCCATTTCATGGTGAAATATTCTTGCTGCAAGATCCTCAAAATGTGCATTGATAATGTCTCCATCTGCATTTTGATATTTGACCCATATTTCTTTAGGTCTTTGTATTTTCAAATACAGTTCTGGAAAACTAAGACAACCTTCTTTCATTGCTACTTTTTCATCTGATTCTCCTACAATTTTTGGATTGAAACAAACAATACCATCTTGGTCTGTGACATACATTGCAAAAACTTGCACGGGCATTCCTATTTGATTGGCAGACAAACCTAATCCTTTATGAGCTACCATATTTTCTAACATGACCAATCTCATACGTTGGGGATCTGGATTCTCACCAAATACCCAAGGTTTAGGTTCTAGTTTTAGAGTTGGATCTGACTCGTGCAATAATGGATATGTTCTCGTATAGATTTCATTCTTAACATTGGGTACTATGATTTCGTCAGCTTTAGGAACCATAGAGTCAGGAAGTACTGTAGTAGTTTCTTCCTTCTCAGTTATTTTTTTATCTAACAGAATATTCTTCTGAGGTAACTTGTCTTTGGGACTCTCGTATGGAATATTGCTCATATCATTCTTGAGAAGTTTTTATGTTTTTCAAATTTAATGGTACTGTTAAACTTATCATAAAGAATCTCTCCCTTATGACTTATCACAAACACATTGACATCACCAGCTAAATCATATAATATTTTTAGGAACTCATCTGTTCCCGATGCATCCAATGACGAATCAAACACTTCATCCAGAATGAGTAGATTCGTATTTACACTATTCTTGAGTTTGGCTACAGCTCTCCAAGTGAAAAGAAGTGCAAGGTCAATTCGCATCTTCTCACCCTCACTGAACGATGAGTAGGTGAACTCATCGCGATGTCTTGATTTTATAGTCTCATTGAAACCTTCATCAAGTTCAAAGGATACATAGAAATCCATCTTATTCAGATGGGCGTTAATATACTTGTTAATGATAGGTAGGTATTGTTTTATAATTCTGCTTTTAATACCACTATCTTTGAGAAGAGTTGATGCCATTTCATACAGATGTTTTTGTTTTGACAGTTTTTCTTTCTCATTAGTATATATACTAATATCTTCTTTACACTTTTTCAATTCAGATTTTTGTTTCTCAATATCATCTTCCATATTGGATATTTCTTGAATCTGAACTGATACTTTTTTAATATACTCATTACATGCAGTGATATGACTATTGACACTGATCTGTTCTCTCAAATTTTCATCATATTCTTGTGATACCTTTTCAATCTCATCAAGCCTTGTATTTTGTTCTTTGAGTTTATGTCCTAAAGACATAAGCCCATTACTAAGTTCGTGCATCTTACCATGAAATTGTTGAGTCATTTTATCACGATGGTCTTCTGGAATTTCTTGTTCACAAGTATCACAATGCGAGTTCTTTTCGTAGAACTCAATGTCTTCTTCACATTTTAAGATGCCTTTCTCAATGCCCCTACTGTAATCAGATAACGAATCAATTTTCCCTCTGACTTCTCGTTCATCGGATATGGACTCATTGAGTGTCTTATTTTTCTCAAGTATTCTTTCAATTTTTTCTTGATAGTCTTGAATTGCTTTTTCATGTTTCTCTATGTCTTTTTTGTTAGCTTCAATTTGATTTGATTTGTTTTCCTTAATTTGTTGGATCAACCATTCAATCTGTTCCAACTCACCCTTGGACAACCCAAGAGCAATATCTACAGTTCCCATTTCATCTTTATTCAAGGCCACTCTGGACTTGAGTAATTGATTCATAACTGAAAAAATTTCAATATCAAGAAGATCTTCAATAATTGTTCTACGATCACTTGCCTTCAACTGCATGAAAGGAATGAATGTAGAACTACCCAGAACCACAATTTGAGTGAACGACTTATAGTTCAACTTCAGAATTGTCTTCTCAAGGTATTCTTGATAGTCTCGTATTGAGGCATCTTGATTGAGCATTTTACCATTTTGGTAAATCTCAAAGAAGTTCTTTTTGATACCTCTTCTTACAATATATTCTTTTGTGCCGATAGTAAACTCAACCTCAACCTCAGTACCACCTTGATTTATAGAATTGACAAGTTGATTCTTGTTTACACTCCTGAATGGTTTACCAAATAGGACAAAGGTAAGTGCATCCAGTATGGTTGACTTACCCGCCCCATTGTCTCCAATAATGAGTGTAGATTTTGTTTTGTTAAGTTTGACTTCTGTAAATACATTACCAGTTGAAAGAAAGTTTTTCCACTTGATTGATTTAAATTGTATCAATTATCCTCATTTAATAATTGTGGTTTATCATTATGTTCAAATCTATATTCTGCATTTTCTAAACCATCTTTAATCATGGCATGAACCATTTTATTAAAGGTAATATCTCTTGCATGTGCTTCTTTAGCCACTTTCAAAAAAAGAGCATCACTAATGTCTAATTCTAATGTTTCATATTTTTCTTCTCCAATTTTAACTGATTGTGGCCATTTTTTATTGGTTCTCATAGAATCAACTATTTGTTGACTCTTTTTTGCATCTTTTAGTTTTATTTCTTGTCTCAGCATTTCATCTCTGTTATAATCTACCATCAGATAGTCTCCATAGTTAGACTCTCGTTATACAATGATTTCATAAGAGAGTCTAGTTCATTTTTATTGTCTACTTCTAAGGATTGAACATATTTAGAAAGGATAGTTATTGTATCTTCTGCTTCGTCTATAACATCTACACCTTCTAAATCCTCTAAATCAAAGTTTTCTGCAACTGAAATATCAGCCACATTTGCTTTGTATAATTTATCCATCAACGTATCGAACCAAAAATGATTCTTACGATTGATTACTACTAACTTGACATAACAATTTTCATACTGTGAATAGTCTTCTGATTGAATTTGTTCAAGTGTAGTTTTTTCATCATCATAATAAATCTTATGGAATATCTCATAAGGATTCAATACAAATTCAAGTTCTCTTGTCTCAGTATCAAATATATGAAATCCTCTTGGGTCTTTGTAATCACTCCATGTAATCTGATATGGATTGCCCAGATAATATACGTTACCATTGTCAGATTTATGATGAAAATGGCCACTAAATGCATATTCAAATTTTTCAAATACCTTTGGTGACAACCCCTCATGATTGATTGCACCAGCGTGCATTTCAAAACCTTGTACTTCAAGATGACCAAATAGAATTTGTGCATCTGTCTTGGCAATTGCATCCAAAGACTGTTGTTTATTCTCTGGACAAATCCAAGGTTGAAAGAATACCTTTGTCCCATCAAACATGACTTCAGTAGGGTCATGATATACTGTTACCATACCACCACCATCACCTTCGCTACCAGAGTTCATCAACCTAAGACAATCCATACTATTTACTATATTAGTATTTTTGAAAAAGGTATCATGGTTTCCGATTATTGCATGAAGATTGATATACCTATCCCAGCACGTGTCAAAAAATATTTCTCTCATCTGATAGAGAGTCTTGTAGTTTATAAATTTTCGTCTATCCACTATATCGCCCATGTGAACGACTGTATTAATTTCTCTTTCTATTAAGGTAGGAAAAAATATGTTCTCATAGAATTTTCTAAAATAATCTGCAAAATATTGAGAATCATTTCTAGCTCCCCAATGCGTGTCAGTAATAATTGCTATTTTCATAATCCCATGAATAGTTCAAGTGAGGTTGCTTTCTTAGTTGTGGCTACTTTCTTTTTCTTTTTGGCTTCTTCAAAGTTAGATATAAAGTCATACATATTCACTTTTTGATCATTGGTCATTGTTTCATACACATAATTTTGGGTATCATCAGCTGATACTTCTACGTTGTCTCCAAGAGATGAATTACTATCCATCGTTTTGTATTTGATATATAGTTGTTTCTTTTCTTTCTGGATTCTACGGATAAATGCATAGTAGATAATTTGAGTAAAATATGCAAATGGATTCTTTGATTTTTCAGGATTAAAATTATTCATATACTGGACACAATTCTCAATACCATCAGAAATCATATCTTCTCTAAATGCATAATTTATAAAGTTGGGTCTAAAGGATAGTCTTTGTGCAATCTTTAGAAAACACTCTCCAATGTAATCTGGACATGGTGGTGGTTCTATTCCATTATCTTTAGCCGTCTTTCGTTCATTTTGATACTCAGTCATTTCCAACAAGAAGCGTTGGTTATCTACATAATGTTCCGCCATGTGAGTCCTTTTCTAAAGTTATAGTAATATTATACCATGAGAACTGTATCGTGTCAACCACTTGACAAAGCACTTGACAAATGATATAATACTGGTGTAGGGGTTAAATAAACATTACTTTATGTCTTCAACTTTATGTGGTATGTGGCTAAGGGAAATCTTTCTTCCTTATAGATCCTTACCCTTTCTTCATAGTGCTCCAAAGTATAATTTTTCTTTTCTTTATACTTCATATCATCTGCTACATCATAGAGTGTTGCCATTTTTTTGAAATTTGATTTTCGGAGCCCTCTTCCTATTGACTGTAAATTTCTTATACGAGATTTAGAAGGACTAGCAAACACGATGTTAGAAAGATTCCTAAT